GGCGGCGATGCGTTATATATTGACAGTAATAAAATCCCTTTATCGTTTGACTCAGAGCTAGATTTAGATGAATCAACATCAACGGATTAATCTAGTAATGCAACGTATCGCGAAACGATACGAGCGCAGATATATGATGGCAATCAATAACACAATGGTGTTTGCTGCTAATCAGATTGAGAAAGGGCAGCCATATCAATTTGTAGAGTATGAGCATAAAAACGAAATACAGCAGATAACTACGGCGTTATATCGCGAAACGATAGAAGTATTTGCAGAGCGTGAAAGACCGCAGCAAAAGAGCAAATATAGACCTATTGTATTTAAGTTTGAAGTGCCAGTCGCGGCGATAATTGCGCGAATGATTTCAGAATGGGCCCAACAGCATGGCGGCGTATTGATAACCGAAATAACCGAAACAACGATGCGCGAAATAAACGAAACAGTTTCACAAGCATTAATTGAAGGTTTAACAGAGCGTGAACTAGCAAACCGTATCAAAACTATTGCACCAACTAAGTCAGCTAGTCGAGCGCAAACAATCGCACGAACTGAAGTACATCGAGCCGGTAATGCAACTACATTACAGAGCGTCAAACTGTCAGGATTCGAGCGCAAAAAGATATGGGCGGCAGGTGGTCAGCGCGTTAGAGATACGCACAGAGACGCTGATACACAATACAGGGATGGCATACCACTTGATGAGCCGTTTATAGTTGGAGGCGAAAGGTTAATGTACCCATCAGACCCAAGCGGCTCAGCTAGAGAAACAATAAACTGCCGATGTGTTATGTTATTTGAATCGGTTGACTAAATGCGCTATATTAGAGTAAATATTTGAGGGTGTCATATGAACACTAAAACGCTAAACGCGAAGTTTGAATTAAAACAGATAGCCGAAGACGGTATATTTGAAGGTTATGCTAGTGTATTCGGCGTAAAAGACTATGACGGTGACGTGATAGTCAAAGGCGCGTTTAAATCAAGCGTTGAAAAAATGGACGGCGGAAAACGTCCTAAAATGCTATGGCAGCATAACCCAAGCATCATCATCGGTAAATGGCTAAATATGTACGAGGATGAGCGCGGGCTATACGTTAAGGGCCAGTTGTTTCTAGATACACAAAAAGGCCTTGAGTCACATACGCTGATGAAACACGGCGAATTAGACGGAATGAGCGTAGGTTTTAACATTGCAAACGCTTATATGAACGAGCAGAAAAACCGCGTAATTGATGACCTAGAACTATGGGAGATAAGCGTTGTGACATGGGGCGCGAATCCTGAAGCATTAGTCACATCGGTCAAGTCAATACGCGATTTTGAAAAGTTTTTACGTGATAGCGGGTTTAGCAGAAAAGATGCAACCCGTATCGCGTCACACGGTTTTAAATCTAGTGAGACGCTAGAGCAAGAGCAGCGAGACGCTGATGAACAAAAAGCAATCACTTTAGAATTAAGTAAATTATTGGAGTCACTAAAATGAGTGAACAAAACGAAATCAACACAGTAATCAAGGGCATTAAAGACGCCTTTGACGAGTTTAGAGATAGTAATGAAAAGCGCGTTGCACTCCTTGAAAAAGGCCGCGACGACACCTTGTTAAATGAAAAAGTTGAAGGTCTTAACGGCAAACTAGTTGAACTTGAAAAGGCAAAAGACGAGCTAGAGAAAAAATTAGCACGTAAAAATGTCGATAAGAAGTTTGATGAAATTGACGTTGACAAGAAAGCGTTTGATTTTAGCAACATGGTTAGCCGTAAAACTGGTCGCATGGTACAAGTAAACGCTGAGCAATACACCGCTTACGAGAAAGCACTTGCAAAAGCGCTTATGGGTGGCACTGAGCAACTAACATCAGATGAGCATAAAGCGTTATCTGTTGGTTCTGATCCAGATGGCGGTTTCTTGGTAACGCCTGACACAAACGGTCGTATCGTTGCTAAAATGTTTGAAACCTCGCCAATGCGTCAAGTAGCATCAGCGCAGACCATTAACAGCGATGCGCTAGAAGGGTTGTATGACCTTGATGAAGCGGCGGCTGGTTGGGTTGGTGAGACTTCTGGACGTCCTACAACTAACACCCCACAGTTGGGTAAATGGCGCATTGATACGCATGAGCAATACGCTAACCCTGCGGCAACCCAGAAGATGCTTGATGACTCTAGCTTGAATATTGAAGCTTGGTTATCTAACAAGGTGTCTGACAAGTTCTCACGTCAAGAAAATGCGGCTTTCGTAAATGGTGACGGCATCAGCAAGCCTCGTGGCTTCTTAACCTATCCTAGCGGCACAACTTTACCCGGCACACTTGAGCGCTCTATTACAGGTGTTAACGGTAACTTTGCAGCAGCAGGCGCGGGCGCAGACGTTATCCTAGACGTAATCGGCTCGCTTAAGGGTGGTTATCGCAATGGTGCAACGTTTGCAATGAATCGTAGTGTCACTACTGCAGTACGTAAACTAAAAACCGCTGATGGCGATTACTTGTGGCAACCTAGCTTAGCGCTTGGTCAACCTTCTACACTTGCGGGTTACCCTGTAATCGGTTTTGAAGATATGCCAGATTTAGCGACTGACAGCTTGTCAATTGCTTTCGGTAACTTCGCGGCGGGCTATCAGATTGTTGACCGCTTAGGTGTTCGCGTATTACGTGACCCGTACACCAACAAGCCATACGTACACTTCTACACAGTCAAGCGTGTAGGTGGTGACGTAATCGACTTTGACGCGATTAAGTTAATCGAATTTACTGCTTAAGGGGTAGAACATGAATAGAAGTATGATCGATAAAATTGCAATTGAGCCTAGCGTAGTACCTGCCGTTTATGCGGCGAGTGCTGACGGTTTAGGTGTAGATTTGCAAGGCGCAAACAGCGCACAGGTAGAAGTTGCAACAGGTGCAAATGTTGGTACGTTTGCTGGCTCAGTAGTCATTCAAGAGTCAGACGATAACAGTTCTTACGCCGATGCTCCTGCGAGCGCGGTTCTAGGTGCTGTAAACGCAGCTACTGCAAACTCGACGGGTAAGATTGCTTACATAGGCACAAAACGTTATATTCGCGCACGAGTCGTTAAGACTGGCGGTACGTCTATTGCGTTGAGTGCTACTGTTGTCAAAGGGTACTTATCACAAGCGCCTGACGGTGTTAGCTATCCATCGTAAATGATTAAGGGCGGCTAAACGGTCGCCCTTTTTTAAATGAGGTGATAAATGATTGCAGTAATTACAAGAAAGTTTAAATTTTCGCACAATGGCTATGATGTAACCGATTATGATGTAGGCGATGAGGTAGAAGGTCGCGTTGCAGAGGTTGCTATTAAAGAAAAGTGCGCTCAGAAAAAACAATCTCCTAAAATCAAAAAACCATCATCACCAAAGGTTACTAAATAATGGCATTACGTCAGGCAGATAAATATAATCAATACGCGGGGCTTGAGCAGGTCACAGAGCCACATCAGCAAGCGGTGTTAACGTCTACCGTTAAATCTTATGCGCGTGTTACAGACGCAGGAGAGGACGCGCTTATTGATATGTTTATTGCAACAGCTACCGAGCAAGTAGAGCAGATACTCGGGTGCTGTTTGATTAATCAGCAATATAAAATGGTACTAGATGATATTCCAAATTTACGCGGCGACACAATCGACCGTTATTTTTACACGGCAACAGAAGCAGAAACAATCCGCCTGCGTAAATACCCACTCGTTACCATTGACGGCTTCACAATTGACGGCACGAGCTACGATATAAACGATTATTTTATAGTTGATAAGTCGCAAACTAGACCGCGATTAGTGCCGAAAGAAAACGCGTCTATTCCTGTTGTAGAGGCAAACGCGGCGGGTATTGTGATTACATTCACAGCGGGTTATGGCGATACATTTAACGAGGTGCCGAGCAATCTTAAAATGGCGGTCACAATGTTAGCGGCGTATTACTACGATCATCGCGGCGAATGCTCACAAGAGGACGCGCTATATAATAGTGGTGCAATGGCCATCATAAAGCGCGCTAAGGCTATGCGAGTATGAAATGTTGCGACCTAACATCGAGCAAGCTAAGAAATAGCATTGCCATACAGCGCGAGACTAGCACCACAGACAGCGTAGGCGGCTTGATTAATACATGGACCACACTTGCAACTGTTTACGCTTACATTAAGCCTGTGAGCGGCTCAGAGTCCGTATATTCAAGCCGAATAGATAGCAGTATCACGCATAAAATTTATATTCGATATCTTGCAACCGTATCACCTAAACAGCGCGTTAACTACAACGGGCGTTTGATGAATATCAAGTCGGTTTTAAACCTTGAGGAGCGCAACAAGTGGTTAGAGTTACACTGCGTTGAGGGTGTCGAGTCGTGAAGGTTAGAGTTAGCGGTTATAAAGAATTACAGCAGAATATTGACTCGCTAATCGGTCGAGTCGGTTACAATGTAGCCGATGCTATTGATGCGGGGTGTGATGATATACGTAATAGCGCGATAAGGTCAATTAATGAGGTTAGTTCTGGCGCTACCGTTATAAGATATAGAAGAGGCGGCGCAAGTTATGAGCACACAACCTCAAGAAAAGGAGACGCGCCTAACAAGGACAGCGGCGACCTAGTGAATAACATAGTCAAGCAATTAATGACTGATTCTGGTATGGTTGGCGTAACTAACGCGGTCAAGAAATACGCGCAAGTATTAGAAGATACAAGCAAACTTAACCGTCCGTTTTTAATTCCTG